GCAATGATTAGAGCACGTCAACAGAAGTAATCAAAAATAGTCCGGGTGGCAACACTCGGACTAAACTACTACACATATGAAATTTTCTTTGGTATTTGACAAATCCGGTGATACCTTGCCTTTTGAGGTAAAGTATAATCACGAGTTGTTTGAATTTTTTGTTGATCAAACCAATAAGCAATCTCAAAATTCTTTTGCGAATGATCAAGAGATCTACAAAAATCTTGACAAAAAGATAACACATCTTCATTGGGCAGTTTCAAAAACCAATGAAGTATTGTATGATCTTGTGGCTAAATCTTTTCAACAACACACAGATTTAGAAAATTATCTAGACCAACAGTTTCTTAACCGTTTGCATTCAGAATGGGTTTTTTCTCACTATCACGATATCAATATTGATGATCTTAGATTTAGTGACAACATATCTCAAGCTCGTCTTGGCAGTATGTTACATGAATTATATCCCGATGAAATACGTGTGGTTAGAACTGCCCCGGTTATGGAAAAATTAGGTTACATATATCCATTTCGTGAAGTTAACATGGGAGTACACCGTCTTGAAAATAGTTTTGCTCACATAGAATTTAAAGCAGATGATAAATGGGCAGTGTTTGATAATCCATTTTTAGATACCATGGTGTCAAACAACGACATAGTAAATTTTTCTTTTGGATATACATATGTAGGTAGACAGTATTATAATAAGTTTAAACATTTTGATTCTAACTTAGAGTGTCCGGATCACTACAACTATGAAACATTGGAATTTGCGTTTCAAATAAATTTGTCAGTACCCGAGACTATTCCGTTTAGCCAAGAGGCAACTGCTTGGGCCAACAATCAAAATATTAAATTAGTTGCTGAACAAATTCCAATTGCAAACATTGTTGATTTAGAATCTAAATTGTTTGATTATAGGAAAATGTTGTACAGAAATTCTCGAGATAATAATCGAGCACGAATAATTTTACACTAAGAGGCAATCATGGCAAAACCATTTGACGTATCAAAGTTCCGCAAGGAAATTACCAAATCAATCGATGGATTGAGTATTGGTTTCAACGATCCAACTGACTGGATTTCAACCGGCAACTATGCTCTGAACTACTTGATCTCGGGAGATTTTCACAAAGGTATCCCCTTAGGCAAAGTAACAGTATTTGCTGGAGACTCTGGTGCAGGTAAGTCATATATCTGTTCGGGCAACATTGTCAAACACGCACAAGAACAAGGTATTTTTGTTGTGCTAGTGGACAGCGAAAACGCACTTGACGAAGCATGGTTACAAGCACTAGGTGTAGATACTAGTGAAAACAAACTTCTTAAATTAAGCATGGCCATGATTGATGACGTAGCAAAAACTATTAGTACATTCATGAGCGACTACAAAGCATTACCAGATGGCGAGCGCCCAAAGGTCTTGTTTGTTATCGACAGCTTGGGTATGTTGTTAACTCCTACAGACGTTAATCAATTTGAAGCAGGCGAAATGAAGGGCGACTTGGGCCGTAAACCTAAAGCACTTACCGCATTGGTTCGTAACTGCGTCAACATGTTTGGTAGTTATAACATTGGTATGGTGTGTACTAACCATACATACGCCAGCCAAGATATGTTTGATCCGGATGACAAGATTTCCGGCGGTCAAGGCTTTATCTATGCAAGTTCAATTGTTGTTGCTATGAAAAAGTTAAAGCTCAAAGAAGACGAAGACGGTAACAAAGTTAGTGAAGTTAACGGTATTCGCGCCGCATGTAAGATCATGAAAACACGTTATGCCAAACCGTTTGAAGGTGTACAAGTTAAAATTCCTTATACAACAGGCATGAGTCCACACTCGGGTCTTGTTGACTTGGCTGAGAAAAAGGGTATCCTTAAGAAAGACGGTAATCGTTTGATGTTTGTTACCAGCGATGGAGAGATTATCAAGCAGTTTCGTAAAGCTTGGGAATCAAACGAAGGTGGTTGCTTAGATCAGGTTATGGCAGACTTTGCAAACCAGAAAGAAACGGTAAGTACTGAAGAATCAGCTCAGGAGGAATAAGCAATGGCAGTAAATTTAGCCAACGAAGTCTGGCAAGAAATCAAACGTTATGTCAACGGCATGGATCGTGCAGAAGCAGCCGAGGCTCTAGTCAGTGTATTAATTGACAATGATATCAGTGCCGAGGAAATCAAGTCTGCTTTCAAAAGCGATACCGAAGTCAAACAAGCACTTAAACAATATCTCGACGATCACGCCGATGAAGAAGACGACGACTATGATGAAGATGACTATGATGATGACGAGGACGACGATTATTAATGACCTCTAAGTATTTTCCAATACACACTGACACTGCATGTCCTCTAAAATGGAGTTGGACAACTTTATTTCTTAATGCGGGGTATTCACGTACATGCCATCGAACTACGGAAGTAAAATTAACACCAGAAAATTTCAACAACTTTCACAACAACAGTGAAGTGTTAGAGGATCGTCGTCAGATGTTAAAAGGAGAATGGCCCAAAACAAATTGTGGGTATTGTCGTAATATTGAAAAAGCTGGTGGAACCAGTGATCGAATGGTTCAAATGAAATTGCCAGGTCACATGCCACCAGAACTGGAAAAAAATACTACTGCAATTGAAGTTAGTCCGACTATTGTTGAAGTTTATTTTGACAACACTTGTAATTTAGGATGTTTGTATTGTAGTCCCGAGTTAAGCTCTACAATTTTTAACGAAAATCAAAAATTTGGTAAATTTAAAAAATACGGAGTGCATTTAGAATCATCTGAAAAACATTTTAAAACTTTGGTTCCATATTTTTGGAAATGGTTTGACACTGGATTTCAAAGCATTGAGAGACTTCATGTGTTAGGAGGGGAACCACTCTTACAAAAAGAGTTTGATACCTTACTAGATAAAATTGATGCCACTCCTAACCCTAACTGCACACTAAACATAGTAACCAATCTGATGATATCAACGCCAAGATTAGATAATTATGTTCAAAGATTTAAACAACTAATCTTAGATAAAAAAATTAAGAGAGTTGATATAACTTGTAGTATTGATAGTTGGGGCCCGGAACAAGAATATGTAAGATGGGGAATGAAGTTAGAACATTGGGAAACTAATTTTAAATTATTACTGAAACATAGATGGCTAACATTAAACATTAATCAAACAATATCATCGTTGACTATAAAAACTGTTCCAGCCCTATTGGAAAAATTAGCCGAATGGAGAAAAGTTCGCAAAGTTGGACACTGGTTTGGCGGTGTCTTGCCCGGGCAGGTAGATGGACCGGTTGTTATGATGGCAAATATTTTTGGAGATCGAGAATTTGTTCAAGATTGTAAAAATATTTTAAAATTAATGCCAACTACTAACAGCGAGGAAAAAACAGCCTATCAATACATGGATAGCATTTTGACTGGGTTCATAACATCAAAATTTGATCAGGATCAAGTAAGAAATTTAATAGTGTATCTTGATGAAAAAGATCGTCGTCGCAATACTAATTGGGAAGTATTGTTCCCTTGGTTAATAAGGTATAGAGAAATATGTGGTATAGTAAAGTAGTTTCTAGTTTAAGCAATATTCCAGATTTCATTCAGCATTACGAACGAGAACTGGAAGAGGCTAAACGTGACTGTAGAATTGGCGGCTTGGTAGAGAAGAATATCTCTGCCTTGCCTGGTATCACTGAACATCGTTTTAATCAACTGCAAGAAATTGAAGCAGTACTTAACTTTCTTAACATCCAGTTACGTAAGATTCGTCGTCGACACTTTCAAAAGTATCTAGAAGCCTATGCTCGTGCTCTTACCAGTAGAGATGCTGAAAAATATGTTGATGGCGAAGATGAAGTCATTGATTTTGAAACCATTATCAACGAAGTGGCATTGTTGCGTAACAAGTGGTTGGGTATTCTCAAAGGGCTTGACGCCAAACAGTGGCAAATGGGTCACATTGTGCGTTTACGCACAGCTGGCATGGAAGATATCACTGTATGATATTTAGAAACGCAGAAGAAAGCCATGCTCATAGTTTACATACTCTAAACGCATTGTATGAGTATGATGATTTTATGTCCAGCATTGGCACAATGGTAGATCTAGGGTGTGGGCAAGGTCTAGATACCGAATGGTGGGCTACACGCACTACTAGAGAAGATGTTCCTCAGCCGTTAAACATTGATTGTATTGGAGTAGATTTAGCACCTCAGTTGTCTGTGGCAAAAAAATATCCAAACATTACCTATCAATCTGTTGATTTTGAAACAGAAGTTATTCCAAAAAAGAAAAAAAAGTTTGATGTACTGTGGTGTCATGATGCATTTCAATATGCATTAGATCCAATAGAAACACTCAGCCGCTGGTGGCATATTGCCAGCGAAAGTGGTATGTTGGTTATAATAGTTCCGCAAACAACAAATTTTCAAGCTAGGCAACAGGTATTTTCTCAAGACACCGGAGTGTATTATCACCACACATTGGTTAGTTTAATTCATATGTTAGCAGTTGCCGGGTGGGATTGCAAAAGCGGATTTTTTAAAAAGAATTTAAATGACTCATGGTTGCACGCAGTTGTATACAAAAGTTCTCATGAGCCAATGAATCCACGAACAACTACATGGTATGAATTAGCAGAAAGAAAGTTATTGCCAGATTCGGCAGATGCCTGTATCAACCGACACGGTGAATTACGTCAACAAGAATTATTATTGCCTTGGCTTGATAAAAGTTTAACTCACTTTGGACTTCAATAACCGCTGTAAAGGTAGTCCAGATTCAATCTCTGGAATAGTCCATTCTGTGTGTGCTAGTTGTTCTATCCACTGTGCTCTATCTGGACGCAGTGGATTTTCTATTTGCGATAAGTGTAAATTGCCAACCGGTGCAGCCAAACTTGATGATCCAACAAAAGCCGGCACACCATTTAATATTGCTTGAGGACCCGGCCCTGAGTTGTGATTGACTACTGCCCATGTTGTTTTTAAGCACTGCTCATAGTTAAAACTATCATATGTTCCAGGAATGGGTCGAGGACTTTCAATAACACAACCAGGAATGTTGGCAATACGCTGTCTAGGATGCGGCCGTATTACAATGGGTTTATCTGTGTATTGTCTAATGGCTCGAGTAGTTTCGGTTAACCATGCGATTGTAGGTGGTTGTCCGAGCCATTGTTCACTGTCGCTACGTTGGCATGCAACAACAACGTTGTATCCTGCGTTGGTCCAGGGCTTTGTTTGTATACCTAACTGGATAGCACGATCAGGTATCAAGTCTTGTCCATAATCAGCAGTCAATCCAGTGCCGTTGACGCCTAGTTTCCAGGTAAGTCCACGACGTAGCATACCTACTTCGGCTACAATAACAGGACGGCCTGTTGCTCGATATAGATTCCAAATATCCTGATTGGGCTTCATACGTCCTGCCCAGAGCATACTCCAAATAACAGCAACATCTGCCGAACTGTCCATGCTCGAATGTGCAACGCCAATGCGGTCTAGGCCAGCACGAATAGCGGCAAATATTGGCGCACTGTTTAAAGCCCCGTACGAATCAAAAATACCTACACGCATAATTTTTAGTTAAATATTTACTATGATTATCTCACCACTGCTCGGAAACCTTGACCAGCCAAACTTTTTTATCTATGCCGCAGCTGATGCAGTTTATTTTGATCAGCATGCTCGCCCATTGATTAACAGTGTATTAGCAAACACACCCAACATTGGTATTCATGTACACATCTATGATCCACGCCCTGATCAATTAGAATTTTGTCGTAGTCGTAATGCAGTAACAGTTACCTATGAAAATTTAGACCCTGTTCAGTTTAATAAAGTAACTACCCGGTGGTTAAAACGAATTGATTTTGCCAACGACCGCCAACGTCAAATGTACAAAAAAGGTCAAACACAAGGTGCTGATGCATTAAACTTGTTGGTGCGTCAAACATACTATGCTTGTACAAGATTTATTAGATTGAGCGAACTACTACGACCCGGACAACGCTGTCTAGCTATAGACGTTGACGGCTTGGTACGAGCACCATTTGACCATCAACTGGGCCCAGCAGATTTTTATCTATACGAAAAACCCAAAGATGGCACACACTTGGCCGGAGCATTGTTGTTTAATGGTACTGCTGGCAGCCACGAATTTTTACAAAAATATGGTCATCAATTACGTTCAGCCATTCAACAAGATGACATCTATTGGTTTTTGGATCAAGTTTTATTGGATCAATTAGTGCCACAATATCACAAAGGCCTATTGCCAATGAGCTATATCGACTGGGCAATGAGAAACGAAAGTGCCATTTGGTCTGCCAAGGGTAAACGCAAAGAACTTGAAGTATTCAAACAAGAACAAAGAAAGTACCTATGACACTATTCTATCAAAAAGACTGGATGAAACTCTGGACTTCGAATGGCTACCAAGCAAACAAGCAAGCGGGGTTCAATGCATTGGACACATATCTTGAAACACCTCCTCGCCGAATATTGGATATCGGATGTGGGCTGGCTTGGGAAAGCCAAGAGTTTAACAAAAAGTACAATACTGAATTATGGTTGCTTGATGGGGATGTGTCTTTAAACGAAAACAAAAATCCAGAAAAATCCAATCATGGCAAATGGCACAACGATCCCGAAACACTGTTATTTTATCACAGTTTGGATTTTCTTGATCAACAACTCAAACAAGCAAACGTATCCAACTATCATCTAGTTGATGTAAACAATATTGACATTCCAGAAGATGTAAAATTTGACGTAATAACATCATGGTTAAGTTGTGGGTTTCATTATCCTGTGTCTACGTATAAAGACTTGATATTAAAGCACAGTCATGAAAACACTGTGATTGCCATGGATCTTCGACTTGGCAAGTATACAAAACTGCCCACTGTCGAACCCGGGATGGAATTAGTCAATGCCATACGCTACGGTAAGAAACATGTTAATTCTCACTTAAGGTTTTTATGATATCAATAGTAATGAGTTATTTCAATCGTCTTGATCAATTTACATACACGCTAAAGACCATTGACCGCAGTAGTTATAAAGATGTGGAAATTGTTATTGTCGATGACTTCAGCGATGCAGATCAATCATTGGATTATTTGCCAATTCAATTTCCGCATTTAAAATTTAAAATTATCAAAATGAGAGATCGCCTCTCAAAGAAAAACTATTGTAATCCTTGTATACCCTACAACGTAGCCTTTAGAGCCAGCGCAGGTGACAAGATCATTATTCAA